GTGCGATTCCTTCAATATCAAAGTCAATTGAAGCCGAGCCTACTGAACAATCTGCTAATTTGTAAATTGTTACTCCGTCAGTACCTGTAGTATATAGTGCGCTAGTTGCATCTTTTGCTGCTCCTAAAACAAAGTACATATTGAAAGATCCAACTTGTACATTGTTTGAGTTTGCAAAATCAAAAACTTGACTATTTGTTCCACCGAAAGCGTCTCCGCCGCAAGCTTTATCATAGTCTGTCGCTCCCATAGCTGCCCATAAAGGGCCTTCTACTGCAAAATGTTTTGCTGCATCGGCATGGTCGCCTGATACATATTTTGCGTTACTACCTGACTTTGTAGGTCTCATGTAAGTGTTAAAACTCCACTCTGCTGGTGCAAAAGAGTCGGTGAACATTGCTCTACCTCTCTTACTGTAACCAGCGGATGTTGCCGCTTCACTTAATGTTATTTCTGAAGTATTTGTAGCTTGGCTGAAAGAAAATCCATCCAGTACAGGTATCTCGTAAAGAGCTGTCTGTCCTGTTGTGCCATCTTCTGACCATTCCATAAATACTTTGGTATCTCTACTAAAGAAAAATGCCATTTTATATATCTCCGTTAATATCGAATCTCTACGGTGATTTCTCCAACACCGAGAGGTTCTAATACACCTTCATCTGTATCTACAGTTAAGATTGAAGTCTGTACTGTAGACTGAGATGTTCCTGTTGAATCTGTGTAAGTTAATGGATCATTATCCTCTAACACAGTTTCTACATCTTCTAACAATTCTTCGAGTGCTTCAATGACATCATTGTCATCTGACACGTAACATCGAACTGTTATTCTTAAAAATCTAAATCGAAAGCCACCGCCATCGTATTCTCTTGTTTCGCCCCCTGCTCCTATATGGATGGTAGGGAACTCATTCACTTCGTCCCAAAATTTCAGTCTGCGCTCTACTTTACTAACAGAAGTTCTCATTGGAGGACTTCCATTTATCTGCGTTTCTAACGCTACTGCTAAGGCTTCGACTATGGCTCTACGACGCGACGAATATCTTCTTGCTTGTGTTGAGTCCATTATACTCTCCTTACTTTGAGGAACTTATCTCCTATTATACTTTGTGCTATTGCTCTAACACTATCTCCAATTATTTTTCTTGGGTCTCTTTGTGTACTACCTTGTTTATATCCTGGTTCAAAAGTTTGATAAGGCATTTTCATGTAAGTATAGTCTACTTGTACACCACCTCTTGGCCCGACCATTACTTGTGTAGGTTCTACACTATTAGCAAATCTACCGCTTCTATACACTAATGCTCCACCTTGTCCCATTCGTTTAGCTACTTCTTGTGGAAGTTGTGCTTCTAACATTGCTTGTAAATGCAAAGGACTTTGTGCTGTTTTTGCTGCATCTCTAGTTCTTTGTCTAGGCTTCTTTAAAGCTATGGCACCTCCACCTGAACGTTTTGTAGAAGACTTCATCTTTTTAGCTTTCTTAATCTTATCGTTAGCAGCTATCTTCTTTTTAGTTATTTCGTTCATTTTTTTAATGAACTCTTTATTAACTTTTAACCTCATATCGAGGCCGCCACCTTTACTTACTCTCTTACTTCTTCTATCTAACTTGCCCATTGCAGTTACTAAGCCTTCTGCTAGTAAACCTTGCTGAAGAATCATCGCTCTATCAACTGGTCCTGGACTGTCTGCCCAAATCTTTTGACCCCTTGTTATATCAAGTTTCATCAACTTTTTAAGGTAGTTTCCAAGTTCTTCGCTCCATTCTTGTTCGAGCCATTTCTTCATTTCTTCACGAACTTTTACATCTGGACTACCAGGATTAAGTTTATCTTCAGAAAAAACTAACTCACCTTCAAAACTAGCTTTACTTCCATCTGACTTCTTTGTAGTTTTTGACTTTACATCCATATTTACTTGGAATATGTCATCATACTTTGCTTTTACTATTTTCATTATGTTAGTATAAAGTCTTTTATTTCCTGCTATAGTTTCTGCTCCATTTCTTAAAACAGAATATATTGCATTTTCAATATCTCTTTGAGCTTTTGTCCCTAATGCTCCTGGAGCTTTAAATCCTTGTTCTGATCTAAACCCAGGTTGCGTCATTTGCCCTTCTTGTTCTTGTTCAAATTGTCCTGGTAAAGAACGTCCATGAGAGTAATCAATAAACTTTTTAGTTTTGATTAAATTTTTGACTTCTTTCTTTAACATTTCGTTAAATGTTTCTTCTAAAGACTTTGTAAAAGATTTAGTACTTTTACCGCTTATTAGTGGTCTTTTATAGTAAAAAGTTAAATTAGTTTTAGTTAATTTACTAGGCCCATCTAGTTTCCATAATCTTGCTTTTGTGCCTTTTGTTGAAATTTGTTTCTGTAACGCTTCTCCAAAAGTTACCCAATTTAAATCTTCAGGTTTAAGATTAATAGTATCTTCTGTTAAGGCCTTTGGAACAACTCCACTTTTATTAAAATAGTTTGTTACTACTGCTTCAAGATTTTTTCTTGATATAACAGTTTGTCCTTCATCAAACAGAGCTCCGATATCATAAGTTCCACTTCTCTTTTTACTGTTATCTATAATCTCTTTCGCTAACTTATGTCTAAGTTCTTTTGACATTAAATAACAACTCTATATAAATCTAGTACTCTCTTAATATGGTCTGGAAAGTCAGTACTTGATTTTATACCTGAAGTTCCTTGGTTACTCATTTGGGCATTGCCTAAACTTCTTCTTTCTTTATGTTCGTCTTTCATGTAATAATTTACTAAGTCAAAGAGTGCGAGTTTTAAATCACTTGGGCATGTTGAATATCCTGCATTATATGTAATTTGTACAGAACCTACTCCTTTTTTCCAAGAGATGGGATTACCACTTTCGTTTGTTCTTATAACCGCATCACTTTCTGCATCTACATAGTATTCGTAGTTGCCTGTAGTAAGAGTTACATAAGGACTTCCATAGTCTGGTCTTTCTTTTACTGTATCAACCGTAACTAACGGACTTTCACTCATTGTAATGGTGCTTGTGTAGTTGTCATTGATTGTAAAAGTTTCAATTTTATCTGTGGAGAAAAAGTCTACAAAACTTATTCCACAATACTTCTTAACTAAATCAGATACCAGAGGTACCATAACATTTAGACGGTCGTCATCCTTCTCTCCTCGAAGGCCTTCTGCGTCTTTGTATTCATTTACTGTTATTAAGTCTGCCATAGTTAAAAAGTGTGGGGTTTTAGGTAAACCCCACAAAAACCGTAATTAGCTATTAACTAGCTTTGTACTGTAGTACGTGACAAGAAGTTGACGCATCAATTAGATCCGTAAATCCTAATCTTTGAGAAGCCACTAGGACTCTTCTTTGATTAGCTACTTCATAATCGGACTCAATGGTTACACCTCTAAGTCTCGGTAATACGAAGTTTCTTGGGTTTACTGCAAGAGCGTGCATTTTACCTGTTGCCGGAGCAGCAAATTCATCACACATTAATACTCTTGAACCAAATACAGTTCCAATTTCACCAGTAAGCTTAGTTGCCTGATTACCAACTAGGTTAGCATCTTGGAACTCAGCATCTTCTAGTAATTCGTAGTAGCCTCTTTGAGAGACAACATATACTACGTCTGAAGGATTGATACCATATTTACCCATGTTCTTTCTAGCACCTAACAACTGTGCTGCTGTTAGTTTGTCAGAAGCAAAAGCTGTAGCTGATTGGGTCTTGTTAGCCCCAGCCATTGTGATTAGCCCTTCAAAAGCTGCACCGCCAGTACCAAAAGCACCGTCTGCGTGATTACCAGCTAAGATAGCGTTTTCCATTGCTCTAGCATGAGATCTTACCATTGATTCTCTAATTAAAGGAAGAATCGGTAGGATAGCATCTTCTTCAGTTTCATTACCTAAGTATGATTGTGAAATTAATTTTTTAGTTGAAAGTGTTCTCTCAGTTAAGTCGACACCTGCTCCATTAGCTGGATCATATGCATCGCCTCGTGGGTCTAAGTTACCTTTCGGTGCGCTTCCAGAAGCTACTTGGTTAGCTGTAAATTCAGCATAGCCGCTATCTGGCATGATTGGGATAATCATATTAGCAGAGTTCATTGGGATTTCTCTAAATAGAGGAGCCAATACTAACTCATTTTGAATATCTCTTTCAATGTTAGTTGAAACAATTTGCTCAAAATCAGCTGATGATACTTCAACACCTGACATTACATTAACTTTTTCCATTAATGCTTTTGCATGATTGTTATTCCAACCTTTTCCTGTAGCAAGACCTGCGAATTTAGCGTCGATTACATCTTCTTTAAATTCTGTTTTCCAGTCTGTGCTGCCTGTTCTATCACCGAAGTGTCTTTTTGACTCACGAATATTCATGATTTCTGATGATTTCTCAACTAGTTGGGCTTCGAGTTCTTTAACTACTTTGCTAAGATCTTCTTGCTTTTCGTTTACTCTTTTCTCAACATCTGAGATAAGCCTTTCGGCTCCTGTTAATCCTGCTTGGATTACAGATTTTTGTTCTTCCTGTTTAGCTTCTTGAACAGCTTTTTCAGTAACTTCAACTTCTGCTTGCTTTTCAGCCTGCTCAGTTAATGTTTTTTCTTCAGCTGCTTTAGCTTCTGCTTGTTTCATAGCAATTGTAGTTGCAGTTTTTTCTGCTACTTCTTTTGCGAATGACTCAAGGTCAAAGCCCGCTTCAGGAGTCTTCTTTTCTTCTGACATTTTAGTCTCCATGTTATGGGATTGCTCCCCGCTTGGCTGCTCAATTTTAACAGCGTCTGCTGCTGCACCTGAGTTAGCCTTAATAAATTGGTTTTGGAATTTTTTATAGTCTTCCATATTATCGAATGATTTTGCTAAAGAGAACGTTGCTCCCTGGTTGCAAGGCACTGATACTACAGAAACTTCAAAAAGTTCCGCGTCCTTTATCTTATATCCATCGGTTTCAGTCATATAATCAGCGTCCTTGACTTTGAAACCAACAGAAAAAGCTCCAAGTACGCCATCTTTAATTAAATTCTTTATTTCAGCATTGGCATTAGATATCTTTGCAGTTATATCTAAGCCTTTATCGGTTACTGCTAAATCAGTAGCACGTCCTATAGGTTTATTATAGTCGTGATTAAACAAGATTATTGGATTACCTTTAAAGTTCTCCAGTCCGCCTGATTTTGTCCATGCTTGTGCTTCAATTATGTCGCCTGCACGATCTAAATCGATTGTACTTGCGGAACCTTTAATTTGTAAGCAACCGTCGTCGTCTTCTCCTAAAGATTTAAGAGTGGACGCCCAATGAAAAATTTTATCCGACATTATTTCTCTCCTTTCTTAGTAGCTTTAGGTTTAGGTGCTGTTACTTCCTCTACCTTTGGTGCTACTACTTGGACAGGATAACGTTTGTTCATCATAGAAATAACTCTAGCCCAAGAACCCCATGCTCTTCTAAGCATAAAGTCTTTAACTGGAACATCACTTCCATGTGATTTGTAATCGGGCAAGCTCATAGTTTCAACGCCTTTGCTGGCGCAGAAGTCTGAAAGAGCTTTTACCATCATATCTTTTGTCATATTTAGTCCTCTGTGTCTTCGGGCGGTCTCCCGCCTTCTGCTGGATTGCTTGCGGAGCCTGCAATATTTGCAGGAACTCTCGGTGTATCGAATCCGTTGATCTTCTCAAGTCGTAAGGCCTCCCTTGCTTCGTTCGGTGTTAATATACCAGTGTTCACAAGTGTAGCGTAATACGCCGCTTGGTCTTTTAACTCTGGTTGAAGTGCAGGAATTCCTGACACTTCTTCGTCCAGTTTAAAGCCGAAGAATCTCTCGAAAGCATATGCTATTTTATTAGTAATAGGCAGTATGGTTTCTAAATAATAAAGACGGTGATTAGGGCGAATGTTCGCATTATTCCCGCCATCCATTAAAATTGGTGGTATTCCTATAGCTTCTAAGATAATTTTCTCATTAGCTTTAATACCGTCTTGGAAGTCTAAATCTTTGAAGTTTACTTCAGTTAGATTCTCAACTTCTAATCCACCATCTAAAAATAGTGGACGTCTGCCTCCAGACTGTGGATTGTATCTTGCAACCCAAGCTGATAACATTCTTTCTTTGATTTTCTCAGAAAGAGTGTTTGGCGATTTTAGTACTAGTCCTGGTACTGCTCCATTTTTGAAGAAGTTATCCTGGAAGTTTCTCATGCTAGACAATAATTGCATTGTTCTAAATGCAGGTTTAAGTCTAGGTACTCCTCTATAAATAGAGTTAAAACTGTTTTCTTTTATGTGGATAATCTCACTTGGACTATAGTCTATACTGTGGTCATATGTATATTTTTCTACATAAGTATTATCATCAGTATGAATAACCATGTGGTCTGCTGGAAGATGGTACAGATGAGCACCATCAAAATATATAAAGATATTACCATCTATCATTAAATCAATTATTAAGTTTCTTTTAAAAGCACTTACATCTTGAAATGGGTTTGGTTGTACATTTAGTAGAACATTGACTTTTGACCGTCTTATTCCTTTATATGCACTATCTAATCCTGTTACTTGCTCACCTACATCAAAAGGTATTTCCGCAGCGTCATCCACTATCATGTTGACTGCTCGGTTTACTACTTCTAATTGTTCGTAAGCATTACGGTAATTGGTAATGTTCTCTCTAGAAAGTACTTCTAGACCTTGATCTCTTGAGATGACAAATTGAGACGGATTGAGTTTTTCCTCAACGTCTTTATTGTTACCTGTTATAAAATCATACCATGCCATGTTTGTTTCTCTGTATCTCTACCCAATGTTGTTGTTTTTTTGCTGTTATTAGTGTTGGGCGTTTCCCATAGATACCATGTAATCGTAAATGGTGGCTATGACATAGTGTAACAGCATGGTCATAAAGTTTCTCGTGTTCTTCTTCGATAAATTGCTCTCGAACACCTAAAATTTCGTCTTCTGAAGTTATGGTTATCTTATTTTTCTTTAACCATACTTCTAATAACTCGGTTAGACCATAAAAGTGATGAAAGTCTAAGTTCTCTTGACTGCCGCAAATATAACATTCCGTTCCTTTATTATATTTAGACTTGGCTTTGTCCCGAACATACTTTACTAAATCTCTTTTTAAAGTCATAAACCTACTTCTATATTAGAATTGTACCAAATATTCGAGCATATGTCAAGAACTATTTTTTGGTGGGGTATATTAGAATGATGTAACACTTGTCTCGAACGAATATAGAGCGTAGCGCAAGGCGTCTGCCATGTGACACGCGTAATTATGTTTGGGTTTTTCTCTTAATAAATTAGGATTTGGATCCCACTGATACTGGTCTAGACTTATCAAAGACTCTTCGCATCTCTGGTGCACTGTTAGTTTATCATTATCAATAATACCTCCTACATGTCCAATACCATCAAGTACAGATTTCTTGGCGTTAATAGTAGTAATATCGTAATTTTGTGCAAAGTCGAATCTTGTTTGCTGAGCTGCTGAATCAATATAAATATAGTCTATATTCCACTTCTCAACGAGCTTGCCTATTTCTATAGCGTGTTGTTCAGTAGTTCTCTCTGAATCAAAGTACTCATCTAATAGATAATATCTATCTGCATCCCAATCGTATGCCATAACACAGAAAGCTGTAGGATCTCTGTAACCTACGTCCATTCCTGCGAATACATCCATTCCATTTAAATCTATTTCTGATAAGTCTGCAACACATTTCTCGTGGTCAAATGCCCATACCTGGCCTTCAAAGACATTGAAGTCTGCCATGTATTCTTGATTAAATTCAGACTCAGACATAGTTTTCCTAGCTTCCTCGATGTCTGTATCAGATATTCGTGGATTTTCATGATAGGTAGCTTTTACAGAACACCATTCTGGAAACTCATCACTGAATCCTCTAT